GGTCTAGCAGCGAGGAAAAGGCGGAAGCCCTTATGGGCAAGACCCGCGCTTACGTCATGGCTATGGCCGGTAAGCGTGGCGATACCACCGTTTACAACGTGCGGGAAGTCGGGGGCCCTCAGTGGCTGCCCGACCCCGTTTCGGGCCAAGCCCGCTACGCGTTCGCGGTCGAGTTCACCACCCGTGCCCTGAGTTCTTCGTAACTCTGCGTCTACCGCCGGCATGGGCTTTTCTATACGCACAGTGACAAAAGGAGTTCCGAATGTCCGGAAACACCGCTAACCCCCGCCTATGGGAGGGGGCAGACCTCTGGACGGCCCCGGTCGCTACCGCGCTGCCCACCACGCTAGACGCGCTCATGACCACGGTGCCCGCATGGAAGCCGGTTGGTCTGCTCTCGGAAGATGGCGCGAGCGAGAGCCGGGACGAGGATTCGAGCGACTTCTACGCGTGGGGCGGAAAGCTAATCCGCACGCAGCGAAGCAAGCACAAGCGGAGCATTACCGTTACCGCGCTTGAGGACAACCTTGTTGTCTTTGGTCTCGTCAACCCTGGTTCCACGGTAGCTACGGCAACCGGTGTTAACACTCGCACGGTCAAGATTCCGAAGAGCGAGAAGCGTTCGTTCGTGCTTGAGCTTGTGGACGGCGACGTTAAGAAGCGTCGGCACATTCCGACCGGCGAGATTACCGAAGTCGGTGAGGTCAGCCTTTCGGAGTCCGAGCTATCGGCATACGAACTAACCATCACCATCTACCCCGACACGAATGACGTGCTTTACGTCGACTACGACAACGACCCGCAGGGCGCTGTACCAGAGGCGTAGCACGTACTGAATTCAGTATCTGACCCCCTTTCCTTCCTTCCCCAAGGAGATCACCCATGCCTAAGAAGAACGACGCAACCGGCGAGGCAATGCCCGTTGAGTACAACGGTGAAACGTTCATGGTTCCGCCCGCTGAGGAGTGGGACATTGACGTACTAGAGGCGATTGACGAGCAGCGGATTACGCACGCTCTCAAGGCTCTTCTAGGCGACGAGCAGTATGCGGCGTTCCGCAAGACCAACAAGAAGGTCAAGGCCCTGGGTGAGTTCATGGACTCCGCCGCTAAGGCGGTGAAGGCGGGAAACTCCTAGGTCTGCTTTCGCTGATCCGCGAGCACGGGGACGCGATAGAGGCTGACCTAGCTTTCAGGGGGTTTGATCTGCTGGACATGTGGCGGGGGACATTGAGCCCCCGCCGCGTGGACGTGCTCATTCGCGGGCTTCCGGCTGAGTCCGCAACACGCATGGCGCTGAACGAGTCGCAACCGTTGTGGTCCCGAACGGACTTCATCCTTGCGGACCTTATCGACGCCACGAACACAACGTCATGGCTCGTCGCCAACAAGGACGTTGAGAAGCGCAAGCGTGCTGCATTCCCCGATCCGTACCCACGGCCCGGAGTGGAGTCGAAGAAGTCTAAGAAGCAGATCAGTGAAGCGGACCTAATCGCGTTCCGCGAGCGAACGAGGGGGGCATAATGCCAGCGCCGGAAATCGCCGTAGCGTATGTGTCCATCGTCCCTGAGATTCAGGGGTTCACTCGCGAGCTACGGGAGCAGATTGTTGGACCGGCTGAGAATGCCGGGGCCGATGCGGGCGAGCAGATGGGCGGAAGCCTCAAGGACAAGCTCAAGGCGGGCGCGGCGGCGGCGGGAGTTGCTGCCGGTGCTGTGCTCGTTGCGGGCATCGTTGAGGCTCTAGAACAGAAGCACATTCAGAAGACGCTACAGGCGCAGCTAGGTAGCACTGAGGGCACGGCCAAGAAGCACGGCAAGATTGCCGGTGAGCTATTCACGTCGGGCGTTACGGGCTCGTTCCAGGAAGCTGCCGACTCCATCAAGTCGGTTGTTCAGGCTGGACTAGCCCCGCCCGGCACCACCAACAAGCAACTTAAGTCGATCGCCACTCAGGCGAGCGACGTTGCGAAGGTGTTTGAGCAGGATCTAGGCGGCGTGACCAACGCCGTGTCTCAGATGCTGCGTACGGGCATGGCCAAGAATGCCGACGAGGCATTTGACGTGCTGACCAAGGGTTTCCAGAACGGCGCGAACAAGGCCGATGACCTCTTGGACACGTTCAACGAGTATTCGACACAGTTCCGCAAGCTCGGCCTTGATGGTAAGGACGCGCTAGGCATCATTTCGCAGATGGTGAAGGCGGGCGCGCGAGACTCGGATATTGCGGCGGATGCCCTTAAGGAATTCTCCATTCTCGCTGTCGACGGCAGCAAGGGAGCGGCGGAAGCCTATAAGGCCCTGGGGCTCGACGCTGAGAAGATGACCGCTCAGATTGGTAAGGGCGGGGACAGTGCGTCAGCCGGTCTACAGACGGTTATCGACCGACTCAAGGCAATGAAGGACCCCGTAGAGCGGGAAGCGGCTGCCGTAGGGCTCTTCGGAACTCAGGCGGAGGATCTAGGCGCGGCGTTGTTCGCGATGGACCCAAAGACCGCCGTATCTGCTCTCGGGCAGGTAGGCGGCGGGGCTAAGAAGATGGGGGACACGCTGCGAAGCGGCCCCCTACATGAGCTAGAAGTTCTCAAGCGAGAGCTACAGCAGGGCTTTGTAGGCGCGATCACCACCTACGTGCTACCGGCCCTTAACGGGCTCGCGAGCGGTGCGCTATGGCTCGCTGACGCTGCCGGTGCGGGCTTTGCCTGGCTCAAGGAGTACGGCCCGTGGCTCGCCCCGTTCGCGGTGCTTATTGGCGGCATCACGCTTGCGCTCAACGCTCAGGCAATCGCTACCGGCATCGTTACGGGTGTGTTCGCTATCTACCGGGGCGCAATGCTCCTCGGTATCGCGGTCACGAACGGCATGGCCATTGCGACCGGCCTACTCAACGCCGTTATGGCGCTCAACCCATTCGTCCTTATCGCTATCGCAATCGCTGCGTTCGTCGCGGCAATCGTCGTGGCGTACAACAAGGTGGGTTGGTTCCGGGACCTATGCGACGCTGCGTTTAAGGTCATCGGTGACGTGGTCTCATGGCTCTGGAACACCATTTTCAAGCCGTATTTCACGATGATCGGTGACATTATCTCGTGGCTGTGGAACACGATTGTCAAGCCGTATTTCACCTTCATCGCGGATCTCGCAATGTGGCTCTACACGGCAATTGCCGTTGTGGTGCTCGCGCCGCTAATCATCGCGTTTGAAGCCGTAGCGGCCGTGGTCGAGTGGCTTTGGACGAACGCCATTAAGCCGGTGTTCGGCTGGATCGCTGACAAGGCCCTTTGGCTTTGGAACGACAAGATCAAGCCCGCGTGGGATTTGATGAAGCTCGGGTTTGAGGCTCTAGGCAATAAGGCCAAGGGGCTTTGGAACGACTACATCCAACCTGTGTTTGGCTGGATTGGCGATAAGGCCAAGTGGCTTTGGGAAAAGGCCGTCAAGCCTCCCTTTGATCTGCTCAAGAAGGGTGTCAAGGCAATCGGTGACTCGTTCACTGACGCTAAGGACATGATCAAGAAGCAGTGGGACAAGCTGATGGACATTGCCAAGAAGCCTGTTCGGTTCATCATTGAGCACGTCTACAACGGCGGAATCGTTCCCCTGTGGAACAAGGTAGCCGGTGTGGTCGGCGGTAAGAAGCTGAGCAAGCTACCACTTGAGGGCTTCGCCCGTGGTGGTGTTCTTCCCGGCTCCTCGTCGTGGCGCAACGGTGACGATCAGCTTGTGCCTATGCGTAAGGGTGAGGGTGTCTACGTATCGGAAGCCATGCGCGATCCGTACGAGCGCGCTCGTCTCTTCGCGGTCAACAAGGCCGCTATGCGCGGGCAGTCGCTGAACAAGTTCCGTGACACTCAGGGCCCGCAGGGGTTCGCTAAGGGTGGCATCCTCGGTTCTATTGGCTCCGCGCTAAAGAAGCCGTGGGACTGGGCTACGGATTCCGTGGGCGGGTTCCTCAAGGGCCGCTTTAACTCGCTGCTAGACGGCTTCCCTGGGCTGGACTCGGGCTTTGGCTCGCTCGTAAAGGGTGTGCCGGTGTCCATGTTCAAGAGCCTTATTGGCTACGGCGAGAAGAAGGAAAAGGACTACAACGGCGGACCGGGCGTGAAGAACGCTCTCAAGTTCGCTCGCTCTCAGGCGGGCAAGCCTTACCAGTGGGCCGGTGGCGGTAACCCTTCGTGGGACTGCTCGGGCTTCATGGCTGGTATCCAAAAGGCGATCCTAGGTCAGAACCCTAGGGGCCGTCTGTGGTCTACGCACGCGTTCAGTGGGGACACTGCCCCCGCTGGTTGGGTGCGCGGCATGAAGGCACCGTTCACTATCGGCATTACCAACGCGGGAGTCGGTCACACGGCCGGAACTCTCGGCGGTGTGAATGTCGAGAGTCGGGGCGGGGACGGCGTGGTTGTGGGCTCTCGGGCTCGCGGCTACAACTCCAGCATGTTTACCGACTACTACGGCTTTGCTCCCTCCCGTAAGTACGACTCCGGGGGTTGGCTACAGCCGGGGGCTACGGCGTCCGTCAACAAGACGGGCAAGCCTGAGCCGGTCCTAACTGCCTCGCAGTGGTCCACAATGGCCACTCTCGCGGCCAAGGGGGCTACGGGTGGACTCCAGCCGGGGGACACCCTCGTTCTGTCCGTAGACGGGCGTACACAGCTTGAGGCGTACGTTGATCGGCGCGCGGACAACCGCATTCACCAGGGGCTCACGAGTCCCGCCATGCTCGGAAGGAGCATCTAAATGCCAGAGGTCAACATTTCGGTTGTGGTTGAGGACTCGTACCTACAGCCAAACGTCGAAGAGAC